GCTGAGGGCTCTAGGGGCGAGGCGCGTAGCGACATGCCCCTAGAGCCCGCAGATGCGCGAGCGTGCTGGATTGAACTAGGACGACGGAAGGGGTGGCGAAAGTAGTCGAGCCCCCTGCCCTGCAAGCCCACCCCGAACGGTGGGCTTTTTTATGGGCAGGCCGCCGGCGTGAGCGAGAGCGAAGCCGATCAGCGGACGTGTTCGGCGGGATGCTGCCCCCGAAGCCCGAAGGGTCGCGCCGCTGACCGGCGCGAGGGGTATCCCGACCGCGTGCCAAGCGATGTCACTCGTCACGCGGTGGGGTTGGGGTTAGAACCCTGTCCGGGTCCTATGTAACACCCGGACTACGCGCAACGGGTTGCGCAAAGGGTTCAGAACTTCGCCGAACTCACCACATAATCGGCAATTATACGACACTGAAAAGTTATACAGCCCCCTCAAGGGCCGTCGAACGTTTGGGTTCGCCACCCAGAAGGACAAGAGCCGCAATCAAGGCCACGGCCACTTTCAGGCCCGTGGCGGCCTTTTTGGCGACGAGGGAGGCTCTAGACCTCGCCGCCATGAGAAAACCCTGCCAAGCCGTTTTCTCAGCTGCTTTCGAGGCCCATTCCTCTTCAAGGGCGCAGATGGTCTCCCAAGGGTCGAGGCCGGCCAGCTCCGCAAGTTGAGCCGCCTGTAGGCCCTTGGGGCGGTTCTTGTCCGCTTCCCACTCCGACATCCGGCCGCTGCTGGCACCCACCATCCGGGCCAGCTCGGCCGCTTTGCAGTCCTGTCGGGTCTTCGCTTTGTTGATCAGTTCGCTGGCCTTCATCTCTTTTTGCCTTCTGCCTCTTGCGTCGCTCCAATTTTGGAGCTACCGTCCAAACCACTCCAATTTTGGAGTTTCTGTCACTCGTAACCGAAAAGGGTTCCTACCGTGAATACGCCCGCATCCGCGCCCGCACCCCGTACCGTAGCCATCGGCCAAGTTCTTATCCGTGGCCGAATCCTCTCCCGCCGCAGCATCACCACGCAACAGGGCAAGCTTTGGCTGACGCTGGTCGCCATGCCCGCGCCGGACCCCTACTCCCATCCGGCGACCGTGGAGGTGAAGTCTGACAAGGCCCTCGGCCAGTCACAGGATGACGTCGAGGTCCTCTGTCGCCTGGGCGGCTCGCGCCGCACCTTTCAGGTCACCGACAAGGAAACTGGCGAACGCCTGACCGTCGCCACCGCCGACAACAGCCTGACCGCCGTCGAGGGCTGATCGCGTGATCGACTGGCTCACGCTGCGCCGCCCGATCGACGATGGGTATTGCGCCCATCTGAACGAAAAGCTGCTCGGCGCGGCGTGCGTGCTGGTTATGCAGGACCTCAATACCGGTGAGGTCCAGTGGGAAAAAACCACTTTCGATTTCGAGAAGCTGCGCAGCGACACGCCCGGTCTTTTCTGGACCGTGCAGACGATGAAGAGCCAAGCCTATCTTGTGATTGGCGGCTCTCCCGCGTCGCTCGAACACGGCTGCAACGTTTTCGGTTCCTCCGATATTCGGCACTGCGCTGACCTGCTCATTCGGCATGCCTCGCGTGTGCTGTCCTGCTTCCTCCCGACACACGCCGATGACGCGTGGCAGGTCCGTCGCATCGACGTGACGCACAACTACGCCCTCCCCGACCCGGCCGCTGTGAAGGCTGCGCTGCGCGGACTGCTTGCCAGTGATCGCGCGCGTCGCTTCCGTGGGGAGTCAGCCAAGACGGGCGATTCGGTCTATTGGAACCGCGGCTCGGATCTGCGTATGGGCAAGGCCTACCACAAGGGCCCGCAGCTCGCCTTTCGCGTGGAGCGCGAAGAGTCGAACGCCACACCGGAGCAAGTCGAGATGGCCGACCGCCTTCTACGTCTGGAACTTCAACTAGGGCGCCGTTGGTGCGAGCGCCTGACCCAGAAGTGCGCCAAGGGCGGCAACTGGGTTGAACGGGACCGGGATGACCCGGCCCGCCGCGACTGGCGCGAACTCACCGCGCGCGAGTTGGACAGCGAATTTGAAACCTTCTTCGGTGGGTTCTTCAGCGATGTGGAGGTATCCGACATGGACACCGTGAGGGAAAAGCTTGAGCTGGTCTGCCCGACGAAAGGTCGAGCCCTGGCTGCCCACCGGACGTGGGCTGTCATTCGTGCTGCGGGCTACGAAGAGGCACGCAACTCGATGCCGCTGCGGACATTCCAATTGCATACCAAGTATCTGCGCGAAGCGGGCGTGTCTGACATGGACATGACGGCGCGCACGGTGCTGCCTTTCCGCCTTCGTCGCATCAACGTGGCCGAGCCGGTTACGTCGTGGGCCGAACTGCGGCGGGTGGCGTGATGCTGATCGGTTGGCTCTGTTTCGGATACCTCGGCTGGCTCGCCTCGACGGCGTTTTGGCTCCATCAGGAAGGGAAGCTCTGATGCCTGCGGACATCACCTTTTGGGACGTGCTCGAGGTGGCTGTTTGGTGCGGGTTCTGGTCCTTCGCGCTTGCTGTGTTGCTTGCGGCGATGGAAGTCGTTTGGGCCGCGATCACGGAGCGTGACGACTGATGCTCTGCGCCGAACTCCGCCCTGATGGCTCCGTCGCTGTTGCCGCCTCGCAGCCTGTCGATGTCTCGTCCTGTGTTGCTGTTGTCATGTCGCCCGCTGATGCAGGGGTCTTCTTCGTTTTGCCTACACCCGGGGAATTTGCCGGTGCTTGGGGTGTGGGATTTGTGACGCCGCTGACGCTGTTCTTGGTGGCTCACGCTGTAGGCCGGCTCGTTCATTTCTGGGAGTAAGAAACATGTTCAAGGTCACCAATATCCGTGCCGCGCGCAAGCTCGGCGTTGCTGTCGGCGCTGTGGTTCTGGCTTCGCAAGCTCACGCCGAAGGCCTCGACTTCGGTTCCATCACGTCGGGCGTCGATGTCTCGACTGTCGCCACGGCGATCATCGCCATGGGCGCGCTGCAGATCCTGCCGAACGTCGCAAAGTGGGGCGCCAAGAAGCTGGCGAGCTTCTTCGGCTAAGCCGTGACGTGACGGAAAACTGCGGGCGGCTTCGGTCGCCCGTTTTTACTTGTGCGGGGTGAGTGATGGTCTATCTGCTGGCTGGCTTTGCGTTCGGAATGCTGTGCGCGTGGGCCGTGATCTCGGGGCTCGGGCGATGAGAAAACTTCAGCTCGTCTTCAACGGCTTGCTGCTCGCGTTGATGCTGTTCGGAACGTCGTCGGCATGGGCGGATACGGTTCAGCCGGTCGTGACAGCGAGTCCTTGCACAGGCTGGTATAGCTGCGGCTGGGCCGGTGGGCCGCATGCTCGTGACAAATACTGGAAAGGTTTTACGAGCCAGTTGGATGGTGTCGGAACGAAGTTCGGAGCGTTCTATGCCTGTCCGGCCGGCTACAGTTGGGACACGGCGGGTGACTATTGCGTGAGTGATCCGAAGTGCATAGCTCCGAAGGTGCTGCATCCAGTCACAAAGGCCTGCATTGACCCATGCGAGGCCGGCAAGGTGGATAGCGCGGGCTATATCGAGTTGGGGACAAATGCGCAGACGCAGCCTCAGGTCGGCGGCTGTGGGAAGACGGGCTGCTACGTGGTTCTCACGTCGAGTTCTGATCGCTACTACGTTGTGCGAAATGGTCAGAAGGTCTATTTCGCGAAGGGCACCTATACGCAGGCAGGTGGCCCGGACAACATCGCTTTCTGCAAGGCGGGTGACGCCAGTGTGGCGGCCGACAAGACGGCTGCGGATGTGAATGCAGCGCCGACCTGCGGCACGGGCAAAGTGCCCGGAACGGTGAATGGTCAGACCGTCTGCGTTGATCCGGGAACCGGCACGGCGACCAAGCCGACCGACAGCACGCCTCCGACGACATCGACCAGCACCACGACGCGCAGCACTCAGGCGAACGCGGATGGCTCTACGTCTGTCACCGAAACGAAGACCGATGCCGATGGCACGGTGACGACAACTGTCACGGTGATCCGCAACGGCAATGTCGAAAGCAGCACTACCACGACATCAAAGCCGGGTGGCTCCAGCGGCACGCCGGGCACGGGGTCTAGCACGCCTTCGAGCGGGCAGTCAGGCGCGGTCGATACCTGTGCGGCGAACCCGAACAGCGTCATGTGCCAGAACGCAGGCGGGCCTGCGACCAGCGGCGCAGGGCTCTACACAAAGAAAGATTCCAAGCTCTCCGATCGGTGGGACAGCTTTGCCGTTTCTGCGCAGCAGGCGCCGATCATCAATTCGGCGAAAGCCTTCTTCACCCTGGGCGGGATCTCCGGTGCTTGCCCACGCTGGACCTACCACATTGACTACCTCGATACGACGGTCGATATGAACTACTGGTGCATGCCTGAGGTTCAGTCGGCGATGTCGCTGGTAGGCCCGATCCTCATGGTCATTGCCGCGTGGGCGGCGTTCAAGTTTGGGGTGCTGTGATGGGCGATTTCTGGTCGTGGCTGTGGGATGCCTTCAAGGCGATCTTCGCTGCCTTGTGGGACTTGTGCACCGATCTGTTTGTCATGGCGGTTGGGCTCATCTTTGATCTGGTGGTGTGGATCGCCAATCACATTCCGGTGCCGGACTTTCTCTCGCAATACAGCCTGTCGAGTCTGTTCGCGCAGATTCATCCGGGCGTCCTCTATTTCGTTTCGTTCTTCCGGTTGCCGGAGTGCTTGGCGATCATCGGTGCGGGCGTTGCGTTCCGATTGATCCGTAAGCTCCTGACGCTGGGTCAATGGTGATGACATGCTGATATTTCAGGAAGGGTTGCCCGGGTCGGGCAAGAGCTATGAGGCCGTTGTGAAGCGGCTGATTCCGGCGCTGCAGAAGGGCCGTGAGGTGCAGGCCTACATTGAGGGTTTGAACTTCCCGAAGATCGCCGAGTTGGCGGAGATCTCGGACGAGCGCTGCGCGGAGTTGCTGACGCAAGTGACGCGCGAGCAAATGCAGTCGGGCGAGTGGTTGCAGCTGGTGAAGGACAACGCGCTCCTGATCTTCGATGAGGCGCAGAACTTCTGGCCGACCGGCACGAAGCCGCTAAGCAAGGAAATGACGGAGTTCGTGACTGAGCATCGGCATCGCGGCTTCGATGTGATCCTCATGGGTCAGGACATACGCGATGTCCACACGCTCTGGCGTCGGCGCGTTGATCAAAAGATCGTGTTCCAGAAGCTCGACACGCTCGGTGCACCGACGAAGTACAAGTGGTCGGTGTTCAAGGCGACCGTTGATGGTAAGGGCGTGATCAAGTTTCAGCAGGTGCAAAAGGGCGTCAGCAAATACGACACGAAGTACTTCGGCACCTACAAGTCGCACGTCGCCGACGATACGAACACGGAGACTTTCAAGGACAGCCGCGCGAGCTTGCTTAGTTCGAAGATGGTTCGCGTGGGCCTGCCGGTGATGCTCGCGGTGGCCTATCTGGCCTTCAATTACGTCTGGGGGTTCTTCCACAGTGACGGCACGCAATTCCAGAAGGGGGCCAAGTCGCCCCACGTTCAGACATCCGGCACGAAGCCCGCAAGCCCGGCCGTGGTGGCACCTCAGCCCGTGGATGTTGCGGCGGTTAATGCTGCTCGCGCGGCTGCTGCTGCGCCTAAGGTGACGGACTACATCGCGCAGATCAGTGACAAGTGGCGTGTGCGGCTTTCGGGGCTGATCGAGGGTCGTGATCGCACCGTGGTTCTGCTCGAATGGCTGGATGACAGCCTGCATCGTCGTGAGCGTCTGACGGGTGGCGAGCTGATGAAGCTCGGTTGGGTTGTCCAGGTCGAGGCGCCGGGCGTGGTGAAGCTCAGTAAAGGCGAACTCACGGTGCTGGCCACGGCTTGGCCGATCGACACTGACGGTGCGATCAGCGAGCGGCAGCTCGACGAATGGCGTAAGCAGAAAGAGGCGCAGCAGCCGCGTGATGAGGACCGACGTGTGCCAGTGCTGGAGATTCCGGACGAAGGCGGTTACACCGGCCCGAAGCGCGGCGGAGTGGGCAAATCGTGAGCGCGAGGCAAACTGTGATAGCCAACGCGTTGCGCGACGAAGCTGAGGGCTCTAGGGGCGAGGCGCGTAGCGACATGCCCCTAGAGCCCGCAGATGCGCGAGCGTGCTGGATTGAACTAGGACGACGGAAGGGGTGGCGAAAGTAGTCGAGCCCCCTGCCCTGCAA